TAGCCGCGCCAGAAAAGCCAGCTGTAACCGCGCCGGAATCGCCAGCCGTAGCCGCGCCGAAATCGCCAGCCGTAGCCGCGCCGTGCTTGCCAGCCGTAGCCGCGCCGGAATCGCCAGCCGTAGCCGCGCCGTGCTTGCCAGCCGTAGCCGCGCCGTGCTTGCCAGCCGTAGCCGCGCCGAAATTGCCAGCCGTAGCCGCGCCAGAAAAGCCAGCTGTAACCGCGCCGGAATCGCCAGCCGTAGCCGCGCCGAAATCGCCAGCCGTAGCCTGTTTTGGGTCTGTGTGTTTCATCGTTGCGTGCTCTTTCACGTACTGGATTTGAGCGCTTACAAGCCCGGCAATACCGATTTCTGCTTTCACAGCAATCTTTTTGCCGCAGCGCTTGGAATCACCGCTCATTTGGTCGCTCACATCGTCCAAATCCACCTCACAGTAGCGGCTCATGTTGCCGGGGGCGTAGTATTCAAATACATCCAACGGGTACTCGCAGGCGTGAAAGCCTTTCTCGCACAGTTCGGCGGTGGGTTCCTCGTAGGTCTTGCCGATTTCGTACTGAAAATCACGGCATTTCAGGTTTTCGTCAAATCCTTTATATGCTTTCATCTGGTTGCCTCCAAAAGTTTGCCGCACAGCGGATTCATGGCCAGCAGTGCGAGGATGGTTACGGGAATGTTCAGGCTGCCGAGCGCCGCCAGCAGCAGCACAAGGTCAGCGGTGATTGCCAGCTTGACGGCGGCGCGTTTCAGTGATAGAATAAAGTTGTTCATTGAAATATCTCCTTGAACTCGCCCGGTGCGTTGCAGCGCACTGGGCATTTTTTTATGCGCCGATAAAATTTTTTGCAGCATCGGCAACAGGTGCAAGCTCTTTGATGCTGTTGTATTTTTTAAGAAATGCCTGCAATTCCTTTTTGCACTGGTCGAGCAATGCGGCGTATTTGTCCTCTTGCTGCACGATCACGTTGATGGATTCATACGCAGGGCCTGCCGTGCGAATATTGACAAACGCACGTGTAACAGGTTGCTCTTCCACGACAATTGTCAAGCTGTTAATGATGTGCCGTGCCTGCTGTTCCCTGTACTCTTCCGCTGCCTTGCTGTCGTTCCATTCAAACTCATCGTGCAGCGGTGCATCCGCCGGGCGGGATGCGTCCAAAAGGCGCTTGGCGGTCAACCCGCCTGTTTTTTCGAGTTGTTCGCATACAAGCCCAGCCTGTTGGGCGTCCGCTTTTATGCGAGATGCCCCTTTCCATTGATAAACCATTGAAATACCTCCTGTTTTTAGATTGGCAATTACCTTGCCTGCCGTAACACGCCTTACCTCGCCGCGCCGAACCCGAACTTGACGAGCCACGCCTGCCGTGCCAAACCCAGCCCCGACTCACCTGTCCTCAACAAACCTCGCCTCGCCTGCCAAACCTTGCCCAGCCTAACAACACCACAACTTGCCCCGGCCCGCCGCGCCTGCCAAACCTTGCCACGCCAGACCCTGCCAGACCTCGCCGAACATAACCTTGCCGGGCCTGCCTTATTTACTGACACTCAACGTGATACATGCCGTTCTGCCCGCCCTTTTCCGGTCGCCATTCACCGATGCCGCAGTTATAACCGCCAAGCGAAATCAGGTTGATAATATCTTCCAGAGCGTAAGCACCAGCCTTGTTGTAGCTGATGTTCAAATCCATGTACCAGCTGTCGAACTGACCGCGAAAACGAATATCCGCCGTGCCCATGCCAACGCGAACCATATCTTCACGCATAATCGGAGCTTCATCGTACTTTACTTCTTCAAGCAGTTCTTCGCCCGTGCCCTTGATAAAGAAAGCGCCCTGCAAGGAAACCTTGTCTTTGCTCATGCCGCAGCGGTACGCGCTACTGATGGCTGCCTGCTTGATTGCGGTAACCGGGAAACCAAACTTTGCGCCGCTCTGGATTGCTTCTTCAAAAGCCGCTTCGGTAAACTCGGTGGGGCGGTCTGTCATCCAGTACATAGAACAGATAAAATCCTCGACAGGATTCTTGTTTTCTTTCTTGTTCAGCTTTTTACCCATCTGTTTTTCAAGCATCATCCGCTTTGCCTTGTCGCTCCAGCGGTGCATGATAAGCGGGGTATCGCCTACAATGCGCAGGCTCACATCTACGATTTCAGGGCGCTTGATTTCAATGATTTCTTTCGTTGCCATAATAAATATCTCCTTTTTATAAAACCTGTTGCAGCAGGTCAGTTTATATAGTGAGTGCCTTTTTTAAAGAATCCAGCGCTTCACAAATGCACTCGTTCTTTGTCCTTATCGCTGGTTTTGCAGTTTTGATAACGTACGCCACCGGGTAATACGTTGCAAATTCGTCAAGCGTGATGCCCAGCGCGGCGCACGTTTTGCCAACCTCCGTCCAGCGCCAATCATTAGCGCCGTTGATGCGGTTTGACATCTGAGTTCTGGACAAGCCGCAAACATCTGCAAGGCGCTGTTTGTTGTAGCCCTTACTTTTGATAAGAGCGGTAAAAGCAAGGTTTGTCATGTTCATCATCTCCTTGTAACACATATCAAGAAGTTGTATACTGTGCGAAAGGGGGAAAATAGTATGGATTTAAAAATTCCAGATTTTACAAAAGACATTGACTTTGAAAGCACTCCGCTGAAAAATATTGAAAAAGCATCAACGGAAACTGCCGTACAAGCCAAACACCTTGCAGAGTTAGCGGAGCGCCGTGCTCAAAAAGCTGAGCAGGATGCAAAGGATGCCGATGCCAGTGCAAAGCGTGCAAACGCTATTGCCATTGTATCGGTAATAATCGCTGCAATTTCTCTTTTCGGCGAAGCGCTCGGCCTTTTCCCTCTCTCTTTTTAACCAGTGTTCAAAGTAGAGCGTAAAAACCAGATTGCATATCGCACCGCCCAGCGCGACACCCTTGATAGCAATTGTGACAAACTGTTTAGGTGTCATTTGGTTACTCCTTTCTTTCCGCAATCAGTTCACTTACAGCCGCCTCCATCTTCTTCTGAATGTCAGGCGGTTTACGCTTGCTGTTCAGAATCAAACAGATGTAAGGCTTGCCGTAACCGAGCTTTTTTGCTACGTCTTCATAAGAAATGTCGTTGTTGTGCATCTTCCCAATCAAACGGCCAGTCCAAGCTTCGGGCATTTTTTCACCTCCCTAGTAAAAATTAGAAGTAAACAAAATTGACTGCCGCGACACAATATGCTATAATCTGAATTGCCAGAGTAAGGCAGAAAGGAAGGTGGTCGTCCCTTGACCCAACTTTTGAGTATGCCAGTTCCAGACTAAAGAAATTGCGTAACGCGCTATGGCTTAAACGGCTGCCCCAAAGCTGCCAAAGGTTACGGCAAGTCCACAGAATTGCAAGTTCGTTTTGCAAGCAGCGGATGCGCATTGCACAAAGGACCGTGTACTTGCCCGCTCACATTGAGCGGTTCCGTTGCTGCAAACTTGTTCTGGTAAAAAACTTTGGGAAAAATCCGTCTGCTAACGAACAGCAGGCGGATTTTTTTGCTGTCGCGGCAGTGATTATGGTTGCAAAAGTTTACAAAGTATGCTATATTGTAGTTGTCAGATACATAAAAGCATTAGGCACGGGCAAGAGGTTGCCGGGGCTTTGTTTCTTGTCAACTTTTTCAACCGTATCTATATTATAGCAGTAACTTTGGTAACTGTAAAGGCTTTTGTGTAAACTTTAGTAACTTTAGCAACATGCACAAAAGGTGGTGTCATTTCATTGTGACTTTTTACCAAAAGTATGTATCTCTTTGCACAGACTGTAAGATTTCCCCATCTGCGGCTGCTCAGAAAATGGGAATTTCCAAGACAACCGTACACCGATGGAAAAATGGCGGCGGCGTAACAGATGCCAATTTACAGATTATTGCAAATTACTTTGGTGTATCTGTTAACGACTTGCGCGAGGATACCGAAAACGGAAAAAAGCCCACCGCGCAAGGCGATGGGCTTAGCGAATTTACAGAAAAGGAAGCGGCCATTCTTAAATGGTTCCGTTCTCTGCCTGAAGAAAAGCGTCGAGCAATCCTAATTGCTCAAGACGCTCCAAAAGAGCTTCTCGATTAGTACGCGCAAACTGTAAAAATGCTGTGTCTTCTTTTGTAAGTTCCATTTTTATACCTCCATATTTTATTATTAAGGATGTGCTACCATGAAAAAGCAAAACGGATGTTTATTAGCTTTGTTTATTATTTTTGTTGCAATTCCGTTTTTTCCAATAGTTCTTCCGATTTGGGCCGTGCTTAAGCTATATCCTTATTTCTATTTCAAAAGCGAACGCTTTTTAGCTTTAAAGCAAAAGCTTAAGAATCACACAAAAGAGTGCAACGAACTTAACGAACATATAGAAAGCTTGAAATCTGCTGCTCTTATCGTAAATCGCACGGATTACGGTGAGGCAGACTATCACGATGACAGCAGTTGGAACGTAAACCGCGAAGGCCTTAAAAAGAAATATGAGCCGACCGTCTATCAATGCTCGCGTACTGTGTGCGACAACGCCAGCAAAGAGCCTTTTAAGTACATCTGTAAGTATTTTGGCATAAAAGCAGATGAAAAGACACTGGAAAAGTTTGAAGAAATGCTGAACGATTTCTCTGCTGTAGAAGATGGCAAAAAGATGCTTATGCAGCAACTTCAAGAAATTTTGGACAGTGTGGATTCTGAAATCCCGGATTATATCAAAAAGCATTGCCACGATCAGCTTGTAGAAAACCTGGGGTTTGAAAAAGTGGATTTAGGTACACTTTACTTTCCACGTTACGTTTTCCAGTATACAAGCGCAGGCGGAAATACCGGCACGCACTATGATGTTGTTATGGACATTGACAACCTAAACCGTTTTGTCGTGTATCTTTCCGAAAAAATCAAATTTAACAAAAGCGCCGCAGGGCAACGTGCCCTTATGACAAGCAAGCTACGCGATCACATTAAGCAGCGCGATCACTACACATGCCGTTTTTGCGGTGCGTCTGTTTCCAATGAGCCGCACCTGCTTTTGGAAATCGACCATATTATCCCGGTGTCTAAAGGCGGAATGACTACAGAGGATAACTTGCAAACACTCTGTTGGAAATGCAACCGTAGCAAAGGAAGTAAAATAGCTGTTTAAGTGTATTTTACACAACCCACAGTTGTATTTCAACAGTTTCACAAAAACACTCATTTGTCAAGTCTTTGCTGTCCTATATATCGGATTTTCAGCACTTGACAACCACTTTTTTTGTCGCTTTCGCCCATGATGGGACGGCGGCTTGTTTACCAGCCTTTCCATTTGTCTGCCCCCCCTTTGACCAAAATTGTACTGCATCCACAATATGCTTTTTGTCAAAGGCTGTAAATGACCAATATCGACAACTTATTGATATTTGCATTGGGTCTGTTGGTTTTATCCGCTACTAAACAAAAAAGCCCCTGCCGGTGTTCGCACCACCGACAAGGGCAAAGAGCCGTCAACATAAAAAGTTGACGGCATTATTATAACACACAAAAAAAGGAGCCGCAATATGAAAAGAACAAATACCGCAAAATGGATTGAAAGCGCCCAGCGATGGCAGATAAACGTGCAGAAAGACGGCATGCGCAAAACCTTTACCAGCGCCAAGCCGGGGCGCACAGGCCAGCGGGAAGCCAACAAAAAAGCAGATGAATGGTTAGATAAAGGCATAAAAACAGGCCGCGTTAAAGTAGCAGACGCATGGGAAGAATTTCTGCAAGTCCGCAAAGCAGTCTCGGAAAACGAATACAAAAGCGCAGAGTGCTTCGGGCGTGTCCACATCTTACCAATAATTGGTAGCAAAACGCTAACCAGCGTAACAGAACAGGATTATCAAAACATCCTTGATAAAGCGTTTCGCAATCCTGCAAAAGCCAACAAGCAAACATTGTCTCGCAAGACGCTGAGAAATTTAAAGGCCACTATCTCCCAATTTGTAAAGTTCTGCCGCAAAAGCAATCTGGCAACGCTCGAATTATACGATTTAAAAATTCCAGAATCCGCGCGGTATGTTGGCAAAAGCATTGTTGACGTATCTGCCTTTAAAAAGGTTTTCGAGGATGACGAAATCACTGTACATAACAAAAAGCAGAAAGATGAGTATATAAATTACTATCGCTTCCAGCTTTTGACAGGCGTTCGACCCGGTGAGCTGCGCGGGCTGAAATGGGAAAACATCTCCGGGAACATCTGCAAAATTGACGGCGCTGTCAACAACGATGGCGAACATACAAAAGGAAAAAACGAAAACGCCATCCGCGCTATTGTGCTATCAGACTTTGCGATGAAGGTGCTTGACGATCAGCGCAAAGTTACCGGCAAGCAAAAGTATATCTTCCCTATGCCAACAATGCGGGCATACTACCGCCGTTGGGGCGTATATCAGTCACAGCACGGCATCCCGCATACTTCCCTGTATGAGATGCGTCACACCTTTGTCAGCGCCGCCAAAACGCTCCCTGCGGGGCAGTTAAAGCAGCTTGTCGGGCATAGCGAGGACATGGACACCTACGGCACATATTCGCATGTTTTGGCTAATGACGCAGAGGAAACAGCAAAAAATCTGGATGCCGTTTTCGGTAAAATAATTAACCTGTAACGCTCTAAAAGTACACACTAAAAGTACACATTTTTTCTCCTACATAGCAAAAATAGCAAAAATTTCATGCAATCAGTGAACATATAGCAACGTATCATCGTTACATTTTTAATCAGCAAAAGTAAAAGCATTGGTTCGAGTCCTGTACCGTCCACCATAAAAAACACCGTAGATTCGTTAAAATCTACGGTGTTTTCTTTTTCAAGTACACACTTTAGTACACACTCGCCTATTTTCTCTGCAAGCTGTGTACCAAATCGTTATACACTTCCGGCCGTGCTTCTTTCAGCGCATCCATAAACTCATCCAGCACACGCCACACTCGCCCGGTATCGGCCTTGTTTACAATCTCCAAAAATTCACTCATCCTGTAAACGCTCCAATTTCCGCATTACGCCATTATAAACTTTAGGGTTTGTTACATACAAGGCCGACATAAGCTCATCCAGCACGTTCAGCGCCGCTGTGGTGTCTACGTTTGACACAGCCTGCAAAAAGTCACTGCCGCCAACAGCAGCCCTCGTAGACGGTTCTGCCGCTTCGTAGTAACGCACAGGCTCTTGCAGTTCTGCTTTTTGTGGGGCAGGGGATACATCTGCAAGCTGCTGATTTTTCACAACATACAGCGCCGCCAAATTTTTAACTCTGGTCATGGTAAGTTCGCTGTTTTCGATTTCGGCTATAGCGCCGTCAATCTCTCGCACGTCCACCATAGCCGCCACCCCCGTCAAGTGTTTTTCAGTTCATCGATGCAATGCTGGATAGTCTCGCGGTCGTATCCATCGACGTTTCGCAACATGTCTTCCAGCTTTCGCATCATGCTGTCTCGCGCATCGTCTCGGCTGTAATGGCCGCGCACATAATGCGAACCGCGCCGCGCATAGCTACTGCCGCGTCCATAATTGCCGCGCATGTTGGCGTTCCAATCACCATCCCGGCTGTAATCTTCATCGCGGCTGTAACCGCTTTCTTCCAGCATTGTGATTTTGTCGATGTTTTTTATAGTGTCGGTCAACTTGTGAACAGTTTCCAAGTCGCCAGCAGACATTTCGCCTTTTTTGCCGATTTCGTCCAGCTCTGCGCACAGCATGTCCTTCAAATCGTACATAACTTTCATACTCATAATAGCACTCCTTTCAGCTCACTCTCTCAACCATAAAGTTTGCGTTCGCAAACAAAACGGTTTGTGTGCTTGTGTTTTCGGCGGAAACGGTAAGGCAGCAGCCGCGCGGCACTTCCACAAACGCCGTCACGTAAATATTAAAATAGTTTTCTACTGCTGCCGGTGTCACGGTTGCACTCGCACTGTTCAGCGGTTCTCCGTTGATGGAAAGTGCAGCCGTAATAGCTTCCACTGTGCCGCCGGTAGGGATAGCAACGTTTGCACCAAATCCCACTTTAAAGCGAGCTTTGCACTGGTTCGTAATGCCGCGCAGCGTAACAATACCGGCGCCCTCTCTGTGTACGACACAGCCCTTACCCGCTACTGCCGTTTCCGTCAGTGGCACGTTCTGGCCTGCTGCCACGCTCACGGTATTGGCGTTTGTAAATTCAGCCATAAAATCATTCCTTTCAAAAAAATAGTGGCGGGACGATTGCCCCGCCACATTTTGCACCATCGGCACGGGGCCGAACATGTCAGATGTTCCGACAAGTTGCCGTATTCGGTTTTAGCAGCCGCAGCCGTTGCAGCCGTTATAAGTGCCAGCTGCCCAGGGGTTGCAAGACTGGTAGGCGGGCACAGGCAATGGGCGCAGCTGGTTCAGCAGATAGCTGTTCTGCGCCGCCTGACTTGCGGCAAGCTGAGCAGCGAAAATCTGCTGGTTCTGCTCGGCAATCTTGGCGTCCTTAGCTTCGATGCGCTGTGCGGTCATCGCGTCAAGAATCGCTCTTGCGTTGGCGTTCTGGTTGTCGATGATGTCGCGCGTACCAGTGTTGATGCTCTGCCGGGTCTCGCATGCCTGCGTGGCCAGGTTGTAATTCACTCCCTGGATTGCTGCGCGGGTCTCGCAGCAGCAGTTGGCCTGCTGCATCTGCATGGCATTCAGCTGCTGCATAAACGCCGCCTGCTGATTTGCACGGCTGATTTCAGCCGACATAAAGCCCTGCTGCATAGCGTTCTGCACACCGTTTACAAGCTGCGCCTGCTGGTAGAAACCATTGCACAGGCCATCGTTCACACTGTCGATTTTTCGCTCAACGTTGGCGAAATCAGAGGTCAGCACATAGCCGTCAACCACCCCAGCGCCGTTGCCAGCACCAAAGCCGCCATTGCCACCCCAGTTACCGCCCCAGCCGCAAAATACGAACAAGAACAGAATAATAATCCACCACGCGCCGTCGCCTCCAAAACCCCAGCCGTTGCCGCTGTTGGTATTTGCGGGCTGAACAGGCATCGTCATTACAGTGCCGTCCGAAGAAAGACTCATGTTATTCTCCTTTCAAAAAATATCAAAGTTAATGTATGTTCACCGTGCGCACGGTCAAACCTATTTCAGAAATCCTTGAAACTGCTGCGCCATCGTCTGCAACTGGTTAAGCTGCTGCTGGCTCATCTTCCCGGACTGTAGCAGTTTCTGCACCTCTTGTTTTGGGTCGCCCTGAAAATTTTGCCGAAATTGCTGAAACTGCTGCATCATCTGCTGAAACTGCCCCATCGGGCCGGGCAGCTTACCGCCGCCCAGAGCATTAAACAGTGGATTTGGCATTGTTATCACCCTTTCCCGGCTTATCTGCCGTCAGCGCGTCAAAGCGGGCACGTAGAGCGTCAAACTCTGCTCGCGTGACAAACTTATCGTCTACTGTTTCGGGCTTCTGCGGGGCCTGTTTGCCGCGCTCTGTGTAGTCAAATACTCGCAGTGGTTGCGGCATCCCGCTTGCATCAGTAGACTTGATGTAGAACACACTGTTTTCGCTGTCCATCAGTAGCACACTGTTTCCAGCCGCCACCATGTAGGCCTTCGCGCCCTCTTCACCCTGCACCCAGATGATAGGCGCGGACTGCTGCGGTTGCTGGTAGTTCTGCCGCAGCTGCGCCAGCTGGTCTGGCATTGCGGACGGCTGCCCCATCGGGTAATATCCCGGCGCAAATCCGGGCTGATACGGTACGCCAAACGCCATTGTCAATCATCCTTTCTGCCAGTAGTACAGCGGCACTTCATCTCCGCTGTCCCATGTATCTAGCCAATCCCCATTCTGCACGCACACAACATGCGTAGCCATTGCCAAAATGTATGTTCCGTCCGGGTGGTCTTTTGCAAACTGCGCCACTGTGTAACAATCCGGGCAGCTGTTTGGCAATGTGTAACGATTCCACCCACATCGGCGCAGGTAGCTTCCCCAAACATAGTTTGCAGACGGCATATCATGCAGTTCAAATCCTGCCAACACAAGCGCCGCATATACAGCCGCCCACTCTTGATGCGTGGCGGCCGCAATGGCTCTGACAGTGCAATCGCCAACGCGCTTTTGCTCTGGGTTTAGGTTGATTTGCCTGTATGCCATCCGCACCGCTCCTTTTTCTTTAATTGTACAAAAAAAGGCGGCACAACGTAGGCCAGTAAAGTGCCAACATTGTGCCGTCTTTGGGACAAAAGAAAAAAGGGCGCGGCCGCAAAAGCAGCCGTGCCCTTTAAATCAGCCTATTTTGTTTTTGATGCTGTGTACGCGCCGTTTTACCGTGCGCTCGCTGCAATTCAGTTCTGCTGCAATATCAGCATTGCGCCAGCCGCGCCGCCGAAGCTGCAAAACATCCGTTTCTTCATCGGTCAGCAAACCGCCGACAAAATCAAACTTTGGCATGATTACTCATCCTTCTTGTTCTTGCTTTCGGTCTGTGTGCCAAAATAAAAGGCCACGACCATTGTGACAATGGTCATGACCGTGTCAGGCTGTAATTTGCTCTGCAATGCCAGCACCGCAAAAACCGCAACCACCACCAGCGTCACAATGGTTTTCACCTTGATAAGCGCTGCAAGATTTTTCAAAAAATCGCCCATAGATATACACCTTCTTTCAGCCGATCAGATGCTTCTGCAAGGCTTCCTTTGCTTTCTGCATCTGGTCAATGTTGTTTCCGTCAAGGTTGTGGTCAAGCAGGGCAAGCAGCGCCTGCATGGTCACATGCTGCCCATCACCCATGCGGTCAAGCCGCAATTTGTCGTTTTTCAAAAGAACCTCCATAGCGTTCACCCGCGCTTCTAACTGGGTAATGCGTTTGTCCTGGTCGGTCTTCGGCTTTTTTACTGCGGTAATTACTTTGCTGATAGCCACGCCACCGGCATACAGTCCAGCAGCAGCACCCGCAGCATAAATCAAAAACGCCCAGGCCTCCGCAATCGTAAACGAAAATACATGCTGCATCGGCATCACACCTCCACAAATTTAGCGTGATACGCTTTGTCGTTGTCCAGCCCGTACTTCTTGGCGATGAGGTAGAACTCCATCGCCGCAGCGTTCGGCAGGACAACGTGATCCAGCCAGACCTCCTGATGCGTCGGCGCGGCGGGCCTGTCCTCTTTGATGGCGGCATCGTACCGTGTCAGGTTGAACTGCTTCACGACCGCCAGCAGACTGAACGTGTAGGTCGGGCTGGTCGCCCAGCCGTCGGCGCGGATGTACTCGCACGCCTTGTTGATGTCGGTACAGCCGACAAGGTTCGAGTAGCGCGGCATGGTCGTCAGCTTCTTGATGTAGTCCTCTACACAGGCGACCATCGTATTGTAGGCGCGGAAGCCCGCCGTGATAGTGATGTACTTGCTGCCGTCCCACTCCTTCGTGGCCTTGTTGTATACTTTGCCGCTCCAATTGCTGGCCTTGATGCCGAACAGGTTGTTTGCCTGTACTGCAAGCTCGCTCGTGCCGTAGGCGCTTTCAAGGCAAGCCTGCGCAATGCACAGCGACGGCAGAAGATGTGCGTTCAGGCAACGGCTCTGGCACTTCTCGGCCATGACGTCAATGAACGTCTGCTCCTGCGTCTTGGCGGGCGAAGCGTCGGCCACGCCGCCCTTCAGGCGCGTTGTGACCTGCGCCGCAATGTCGGGGAACTTGCTCTTGAGATAAGGACCGGGGCAGGCCGTGGCGGCGTAAAAGCAGTGCATCGTGAGCGAGCCGTTCTTGTCGCCGGTGTAAGTCAGTTCCTTGATGCCGTTGCGGCGGCAAATGTCGGTGCAAAGGTCGAGCAGCGCGGCATACGCCTTGTCGCTGACGTGCCAGTCCGGTGCGCCGCTGTCGTTAGCGACTTCGATAGTAATGGCCCGCTGGTCGTTCCACGGGCTGGAACTGCACCACGACCTGTCCGCCTCGTGGCAGAACAGCCCGATACGCCCGCTGGATTCGATGGCGTAGTTTGCGCTCATCTGGCGAGAGGTTTTACCGACAAGAGCGCCGAAAGCCTCAAGCGTTGTGTTGCCAGCCATGTGGTGGACGGTAATCTTGCTGATTGGCTGGCTCCGGGGCCGGTTGCAATTTGGGCTAATGGCCGTGTAAACGGCCAGTGCAGAATCACTCATTCTCGTCCTCTCCCTTCCCGTTCGACAGTTCCTCGTCCATTTCGGGCGACAGAATCATTTCATCATTCATCGGTTTCACTTTCCTTTTTATTTTACAGGCGGCACAGGCCACTCCACCGCGTAGGGCCTGCCGGTAGGTCTTTCAGTCGAACTTCACCGTTTGAAAGTCTCATGTTTTGTTGTCCTTTCTGTTTGTTGGTCAGATAAAGCCCTCTTTAACTAACTGTTTCGGCATCCTCGGTAGGCTCGTCTGTTTTGCTGTCCTCAGCATCCAGCGCATCGTAATACGCCTGTGCCAGGGCTTCCACCTCGGCAATGTCCTCTTCAGTCAGCAATCCACTGTCCAGATGGGTGTACGCCTTGTCCAACCAGTATGCAACGTCACGTCCGGCGGCGATTTCCCGCTTGATGCTGCGCAAGGTCAGGTCGTGCCGTGCTTTACTTTTGATAGCCATAATGTATATCTCCTTTAAGTGGTAGTCATGGACGCAATGGCGTCCTCAAGATTTTTGATTGCGATGTTCACATCGCGCTGATATTCCAGCTTTACACCTGCTCCGTCGCTCGCTTGCACCACAGTGTCGGGTGCGTAAGCTGTGATGGCTTTGTAAGCAGCAATTTCAGCAGGGGTGAGCGGGGTTTCGATGGGGGTGGCAAGGATTGCGCTTTGTTCGGCGAGCGTTTTTGTGTTGTCGAAAGAGGTTTTATCAATCCTCTGCACCTTCACCCCTCTCTCCAAGTCCACCTCGTCGCACACCCATTGCTGGCCGTTTTGGTCAGTGTAGTTGCCACCAGACGTGACAGGGATTCCGGGTAAGCCGTTGGGTGTGGGGAGCGTGAGGAGCTGTTCGTGGTAGGGTTCGTAGGCGGTGGCGGTTGTGCCAAGTTCAATCTGCACTTTTACGCCAGTGAGATTGTATGTTTGTCCTTCAGTGACCATAAAAACTATTCTGGTTGCCACATCAGACATTTTATTAGCATCATTTGAAGAAAGAATAACGTACCATTTTTCTGATACAAGTTTCACTTTTAGAGATGTGAGGTTAGATGATAAAATCACCACACCGGATGCAATAAAAGGTTGGAGGTTTAACCAAGCGTAGCCAGAACTAATTGCCGTTCCTGAAATTGATATCAGCCCATCTTTTGCAGTAACCGTTATACCTCTAGCGGTCGCTGACCCGTCGGGAATATTCAGCAGATTCCTCCCTGTCACCTTCACCGCCACGCTCCCGCCGTCACCAGCGCTTACGATAGGCACAGGCGCATCGGGAGTCGGCGTGCCATCCTGTGTACTCTTGCCGTACACGGTCAGGCCGCACAGTGGGGCAGAATATGCGTCATTGCAGCTTACCGGGTTGCCTGTCTCATTGCCAACAAGCACATTCTGGCGCTTCTTCAGCGCAGCAGTATCTTCCTTTAGTTGACTAACCGCCTCCTTGTTCTCGGAAATTTGTGTCATAGAATCCTTGATGCTGTTGGCAGTGTTGTCGGCATCTGCCGCGCTCTTTTTGGCCGCCGCCGCGCTATCAGCAGCGCTGTTCTCGGATTTTGCTGCATTTTTCTCACTGGCCGCTGCTGCTGTGGCTGATTTTGCCGCAGCATTGGCATAGCCACTTGCGGCATTTTTTGCTGCGTCAGCATCTCGCAGGGCGTTTTCCGAGCCAGTTTTTGCTTCAAGCGCCTTTTTTGCTGCGTCCTCTGCTCTCTGCTTGGCAATTTCAGCCGCCTTTTCACTCTGTGCGGCCTCGCCAGCAGCTTGCCTAGCGACACCCGCTGCATCAGCGGCTGTCTGAGCAGCATTTTCGGCGCTGCCCTGTGCGGTTTGAGCTGCTTTGGAGCTTTCGTTGGCCGCGTTGGCAGAGGATTCAGCCGCCTCTGCCTTGCCCGCCGCGCTCTCGCTGGATGCTGCCGCTTCCTCGGCGCTCTTCTTGGCGGCTGCTGCACTCTGCGCCGCGCCGCCCGCTCCATCGCCTGCCTTTTTGGCCGCATCCTCAGCGGCTTGGCGGGCGTTCTCGGCGGCGTCCTGCGCCGCCGTAGCAATGCTGACGGCATTGTTCGAGTTGGCAAGAATCTGCTGCACCACGTCCGGCGTAGGCGTGCCGGGGTTGTCTCCATCGATGTCAGAGTGCGGCTTGATATTGTATCCAATATCCACAGTAATGCGCTGCACGTTTTCCGCAAGCCCGGCAAAAACAATTCTGCCGACGCCTGCCTGCTTCGCCGTAGCTTCCGGCGGTACGGCAAGCATGCCGTCTGCCCCAACAACAACCTTTGTAGCAGTCCCGTCCGGCGCGTGGAATACGGCCAGAATGTCCAGCCCATCCCAACTGTCATCTGCCGTCACATGCAGCTGCTCGATACCGTAACTGTCAAAAGTGCCAAGCGATAAGTTGCCGGGTCTAACACTGTATCCTTTCAGCTGTACTTCATGCAATGCCATTACATCACCTCAAACCATTCTGTGTCATCAAGCGCCGTGGCCGCGCCGTCCTGCAGGGCAACGTACAGCTTGTCGCCGTCGGTGTAGTAGTACCCGGTGCAGACGGTCATGCCGTCCACCCAGTACAGCGGGCGGTCGTTGGTTCCGTAGGCGTTGGGGTCTTCCTGCAGTTCCCACGCAAACCCCGCCGTGCCGCTGTAGGTCGGCACCCACTTGTAGCCCAGCTTCGGGGGCATGGTGGGCTTGGCCTCGGTGGGGATCTCGGCCAACATCAGGGAGAGTTTGGTCGCATCGTCCAGCACAATGGTGCTCGCCTCGATCTCCGCCTGCTGCCGCTCGGCCAGTTCGGCCACGGTGTAGCGGTGGTACAGCTGGCAGTCCTCGTACACATCGTAGCCGGAGATGATGTGCTCAAGGCCTTTGGGGTCGTCCTCGGTGACAGTGCCCTGCATCACTTCCCGGCTCTCCGGCACATGCTCAGCAACCCGCCTGGCGGGGTAGAGATAACCCGCGGACAAGTCGGGAGAGGTCAGTTCCTCGTTGGTGATTTCATCGTAGATTTTCATGGGGTACCTCCGCATTAAACGCCATACACAAAAAAGGCAAGGAAAACGTAACCTGGGCATTTGATTTTGATTGTAGTATCACCTTTTTTGCAATTTTCGATTTTCCACGCAACCAAATTCGGAGCATTATCAATATACTTGTTGAGATACGAACTATACACAGATACCTTGTCTAGGAAGGCCCTGCTGACTTCTCCGCTTGTGGCCGTTACATCAGCTCTACTATGGCTTGCATCAGCAATACCAGCAAACACCAGATAGGTTGTATGGCCTTTGCAGGTAATGCTTTTGTTCATATCACCCGTATTGCCGTCTTGCGTGAGAGCGCCAATATATTCTAAGTTGGTTTTGCTACTTCCCGGAATCCTCGGCGCTACACCCATCAGCAGTACCCCCGCGCAGCACATGCCGCAGATTTCTTACAATGTTTCATGCTAAACCTCCATCAGCTTTGAATGACCCACCGCGCCCGGATTTCGGCGGTAGGCTTTTCTTTTACCTTAACCAGCACCGAATTGTACGCCGTGACCGTCACGCCGTCGTTGATGATGTCCTGCACTTCATCCAGCACATCATCGGTAGCGGGCACCCCGGTCTTGTCGTAGCCGATGCCGGACAAAAACTCGCTGGCAGCCGTCACCACCGGCGCATGACTGTTCGCGCAGGTCAGTGTAGCCGTCTGCTGGTACAGTAGGCCTTTGGCCTGGTCGGCGCTGCTGCAAGCCGTCCACCCGTTCAGCGTAAGCCTGGCGTAGTAGATGTTGGAGACCTTGTCGATCGCCTTGAAAATATCGGTCTGCCGCCCCTGTGGGTCATAGGTCGATCGCATCATCGTAGCCGTTCCCGCATGCAGCTGTTCCAGCTCGGTTTTAATTTGGGTAAGAAAAGCAGCAAATTGTTCTTGCATTACCTTGGTATCAACGCTTACCCAGTCAGTTACAAGCCCGCATACTGTGCTGTCAAGTCGTTCATCGGTAATATTGGCCGACGTGATTTTGCTTGCTGCCGCAGGAATTGCAATCTGTGCAAGCGAAATCTGCCGCAACAGACTATTGTTTGTCAGTGCCGGTGCAACAGGTGTAGAAGCCGCCGTACCTTTCAGCACTTCAATGCGCGGTTTTGCTGCATAGTCTACTGTGTCCCAACTCACAACAACACGGTCAATACGCGGTGATACAGCATTCGCCAGCGGGATTGTCAGCTGTAACTCGCTGCCGGTCTGTTCTTTTGTATCATTCCAAAAAACCGTACCGTCTGCTTTGTCGTTCGCAAGCCAACCAACACCATCCGATACCTTTACCGTCATATTGCCGTTTGCAGTAACACTTAAATTGCCATCCGCGCCAAAAACGCCGCTTGTACGCCCGTGCAGCCACTTCATGACATTTTGTGCCCCGATGTATTCGTCAACATTATTCGGGAAATTTTTAATTTCTGCCACTGTCTCACCTCAACACTGTTAAAATCGGGTCGCCAATAACCAGCTTAACGCTCGACCCGTTTGCATCCTGTGAATACTTTGCCGCCGTGATTCTTGCCTTGTACTTTACACCCAGCCGCAAAGAAACGCACCAAACCAAATCTCCGACATTATATGCCGTGCCCAGTTCATCGCCGTCCGCGTCAATGTCAAATCCGTTTCGGTTCAAATGGCTGCCTAGCTGCAACGCTGCATACTGCTTAACGCGCGTCTGAAACGCAGCGTTTGTCTCGCCATCCTGCTGTGCGTCTCCGCTGAACCTCGCCCATAGTTCGCGCCGTTCCGCATTGCTGGCCGTGCCAGCCTGCACCACAAACTTTGTACCGTCTTTGTACTGCGCTTCACAGTAGCACACATTTTTGTATTCAGAAATATCCTTGTCAACTACCAGCCCGGGCGCCGTTCCGCGTTCCTGCACAAACATGACCGCGTTTAATCCCTCTGTACGGTCAACGCCCTTATACAATTCAAACGTTTCCGTTTTGGCTCTGTAGTCCAAAACCATCCGGTTCCCAATCTCGGCATCTGTCAAAATCGGCTGTATGCAGTTTAACAGTTCATCCCCGTACACCTCTGTTGCTTTCACGGTTTCTGTCAAGCCTTTTTTCTTCGCCAGAAGTACAGGCAGCCCGCGCAGGTTGGCAGTAATAACGCTGTATACATCTGTTTCCACGTTGGCAATGCTGGCAGTTGCCGCAATAACACGCCGGTTCAGTTTGTTGTTCAGGCTGTAACCGTTCAACGTGATTTCGCTGTTATCGCAATCGAACTGTATTTCTTCCACCGTATACGCAAGTCTTCGCTCTACAATGTACAAAACAGCATCCAGTTCCACTATCCCGATGTTGTACTCATCCATCGGCAAAACTACCGTAAATTTTCCCACATCGTTATAGTAGTCGCTGAATTCGCTGCTGATCGCGTGTGTGATTTCGTGCCGGTTACTAAGGTCAGGGGAGAACAGCTCTAATCTCATATTACCGTTACACCCGCACTTTCCTCTGCAAACGAAACGCTCATTTCAACGTTTTCAAGCCCGCTGTCCGCAGTAGGCTTCCACGCATTATCGCCCGTATGGATTCTGTACAGTGTACTTTCAAGCGTAAGTGCACCCCGGCAGTCACCGTCCTTAGAGCTTGTGACCGTTGTTTTCCCGTGCGATGTCTTGATAACGACACGCTCATCTTCCACAAGCGTTTTTTCCAGCCGCAGCACTTCACCTGTCAGCATGTTTTCAATGCCTACGTTTGTTGCCGTCTCGCCAACGCAATTGATTTCCAGAATAAACGGAACATCAAACTGCCCGAAATTCTGCAAAACAATGTATTTCAGCACAATGACTTTGCCGAAATAATACGTTTTGCTGATATTCCATGGAAATTTAAAACCTTTTTGCACGCCGCGCAGCTGCATTGCCTTTCGCTCGCCGCTTTCCCAATACGGGTAGGGGGCAAGTAGACCAAACTGAAACGGTGCACCGTGTTTTGATGCGCCAATGGTAGGCGATGCCGTTACAATAACATCTATGTGCCAATCTCCGGCATATAACACCCCGGTCAGGTCAGGCCGTACAACGGTCGTAAGCGCGTCTTTCAGCGCTTGCGCGTCTTTGCCTATAACTCTGCCATTGATGGTAATAGGCCGCGTCTGAATGGCCTTAGATTGCACCGTAGCGCCTACTTGACCGATGCCCTGCGCCGTGTTGGCAGTGACCGAAATTGTATCAATGCCATCCGGCTTACTGATAAGATAACCATGATCATAGTCAAACACGATAGACTGCCCCAGCGAGTTGACGTATTTAAAAGTCTTGCTTAAAAAACTCATATCGCCCACCTCGCCCGCTGAAAATACGCTGCTGTACTTGCTGCCAGTTCAACCGGCGTTTGCTTTGCCGCGTAAATATTTTGCGTCAGGGTAAAACCGCTGCCGCTGCCCTTGCCGCGTCTGTAGCTGTCCGCTTCATCAGCTGTCAGCACCATCTCGCCGCGATGCAGATTTGCAACGTAGTTGTTATAGGGGACATAATCCATGCCGCCTGCGTGGCTGCCGTCAGACCCCGTGTTGTTTTTCACATCACTTGCATTGATGACAAAAATGCTCTTGATGCCATCCCACAAGCCCTGCACGAAGCTGACAAGACCACCCCAAACAGCCGCAATGCCACCCTTGATGCCCTCTACAGCGTTTTGACCGACCGTTGAGAAAAAGTCAAACGCACCTTCAAAGATGCCCTGAATCGACTCCCACGCGCTCTGAAAGTCACCAGACAACACAGCGTCAATCGTAGAAAACACGCCGGTAATCAAATTAAACACAGTCTGGAAAAAGCTTACAGCAACATTCCAGATGCTTTGAATGATGATCCACGCGCCCTGGAAGAATCCGCTGATAATCGGTGCAAACGGTGCAAAGATAACAACAATTGCCTGGAAGATAGCCTGAAAGAATGCGCTTGCCCATGCCCATACAGTCTGTACAAGGCTCCATGCAGCGCTGAACGCTTCACCGATGCTCTGTATGACCGGGGTCAAATCTGTAATGACCTGTGTAACGACTTGCCCAATAACCTGCATAGCCGCTTCAACATAAGGCTGTACAAATTCCACGACTTCCTGAATCTTGGCAGAAATTGCATCCCATGCTGCATTGGCATTGTTTTTAAAACTATCAATAATGTTAGCAATATTTTCTATTGCCGTTTTTACAATATTGAAAATATCCAACAAAAAAGAGAAGTCAGAACGTTCAATTGCGCTTGTCAGCCCGGAAATAATTGCATCGCCAAAAAATGAGAACACATCTGCAACAATGGGCTGCAATTCACTTGCTACACTGCTTAACCCGCCGAAAAGAGCCTGCAAGCCCTCTTCAATAGTCGGTTCAAGCTCCATAATCACGCCGCTCACATAAGGCGCAAGCTGTGTGACCAGTTCGCTCAAACCATCAATCAAAGTAGGCACAATTTCTTTGATGCGCGGTATAATGTTGTTTCCGGCAGTAATAACACTGTCAACAAGGTTGTCCACCAAAGTTTGAAAGTCTTGTTCCGGATCTGCAATTCCAGTCAAAAGATTTTCCCAAGCGCTCTTCATCGACGCTGTACTGCCTTGAATTGTAGTTGCAGCTTCCTTGCTAGTTGTTCCCATGATGCCCATGTTGGCCTGCACGACATGAATCGCTTGTACAATGTTCGCATAGGACATACTGGTTGAATCGACCGTTACGCCAAGCTCTTTCTGCGTGTCTTTCATGGCAGCAGCTTCTTTGATAAGCCGCTTCATCTCAGCCTGCGTACCGCCGTAGCCCAGTTTTAGGTTGTCAAGCATTGTGTAGTTCTGCTTCGCAAAGCCGTTGTATGCGTCTTGGATGGACGAAATATTCGTACCCATCTTGTTCGCATTATCGGACATATCCGAAATCGCAGTATTTGCCATTTCGGCGGCTTTTTCTGTGTCACCGCCCAAACTTGAAACCAGCGATGCAGCAAACGATGTTGATGTTTCCATGTAATCATTTGCTGAAAGACCCACATTCTTGTATGCGTCTTTTGCGTAGTTCTCTATGATTCCCGCGCTATCTTTGTACAGCGTTTCCACGCCACCTACAAGCTGTTCGTAGTCTGCATAGCTGTCCAACGATGCCTTGCCGATTGACACGGCCATGTTTGCAGCGGTTTTTCCGATTTCCGTAATGCCGTTGGCTACGGTCCGCAAGCCGTCTGAGACAACATTTCCAAGCAGTGTACCGCTAAACACGTCCATCAAAGACGATGCGCCGCCTTTTGCCTTCTCGACGCCTTTTTCATAGTCGTCTGTGTTCAGACTTAATTTGGCATAAAGGTTAAATACGTCCACTTACTCGCTCACCTCCTGCCGTTCTTTTGTTTTCAACCCATGCCGCGCCGCAAAGTCTTTGAAATCCGCCTGCACCTGTTCTGGTGTCCGCGTATCCACTTTGGGCGGGTGGATAATGTCAATATATCTCGCTGGCCTGTCTGTTACGCCTGTTACGGATACCACAAGGCTCCACGCACTGTCTGTCATGTACACCTTGTACAGCTGCTCTTCAAAATCAGCTTTTAAAGCGTAAGGCAGCGCCGACACAAGCGCCTTTGCGCTCAGTTTCGGCATTTTCAGCAGTACAGGGATTACTTGTTCTGCCCGCCACCGAGATACGATTTGAAAAAATCGACAAAACCCTTATCGTTTACCAGGACGTAAACTTGCTTGCAGGTGACAAGGAAATTCTGTTTGCCGATTTCTTCCACCGTCAGGCCGTTGAACGGTGCAAGGATTGCGTATACATCCTCGCGGTGCTGCTTTAACGCAATGTTCAGCAGCTTAACGATTTTCGCGAGGCCGAAACGTTGCATTGCAATGCGGGTCGTTTCGCCCTTCGGCATCACTTTCTGCATCTCTTTCACAAGTGCTTCATCATCAATCAGGTTTGTGATGGGCTGCGCGATTTGCAAAACGACTTCCAGCGCTTCATCGGTGCTAAGTTCAGAAAAAATCCGCATTAGGCTTCATCCTCTCCTGCTTTGATATACACCTCGCACGGCACAGTGTCCTGCGCGGTAATGGAGTAGTGCGCCGTGTATTCAAAGCTCATCTGGCCTTTTTCCTTGTCGCCGGTCTGCAAGCTGAAACCGCCGGTGGACAACGTATTCAGCATGTGAATGGCACAGAAACCGCCATTCGTAGTGCCGTGCTTGTCGGAATAATCGCACAGCAGCCACAAATCGGTAAAGTCGCTGTCTTTCAGGTCGTTGCGCGGCGTGATTTTGGACACCTTGGAAGTAGTCGTAATATCCGCAGCGCCAAGCATGCTCTTGGCATTTTCTGCCGATGCCGAAACATAAGTGCCGCTGCACTTGACTTCCCAAGATTCAATCTGCTTCAGCTCTTTCATGTTCTTGGGGCAGTTGTCGATATCCTCGCCGAAGTCGGTAAAGCTCGGCACAGCCGTAAAGTTGATGCCGCCAGTCGTAGCGCCAAGCAGCGCACTTTCTTCCGGCGCAGTACCGGCAGCCGGGTCAAACGTAGTTGCAAGATAGCCCGCGTTCAAGACCAGTTCTTTAAACGCAGATTCAGGAATACGAGTAAATTTCATGCTTTCACCTCAATTTAGGCATAAAAATTCGGCGGTCACATTGATGTACCGCCGTTTTAGGTTTTTGTCTGTGTCATCTGCCAGCGATTGGCAGAACGGGGAGCCGCGTTTTAACCAAATCAAGCCGCCATCTACTGGCAGCGTCACGCCGCCAATGCCCAGCGCGTCCGAAAGCTCAAGCGCCTTTGCATTGGGCACCGCTTCGCTCGTGGTATGGAACCACATGTTGACCGTCAGCGATACCGCCCCGCCGCCCCATGCGTCAAACACAGCATCATAGGTCAGGTAGGGGAGTACAGCGTCATCCGGCACGGCGTTGCTGGCGTATGCGGTCATAAATTGGCCGAAAAACTGCTGTAATGCAGCGCCCTTTGTCATGTCGGCAATCCCTCCCACAATCTTTCAGCCGTAAAACTTTTTAGGCCGTTCAGCATCGGGGAAGCGCTTGCCGGGGCTTGCTTTTCTTCCGGGCGGCTCGTGACCCGGAAATATGCCCCGGTCGTCACGTCCTTATACACGCTGCCGTACTCAATGGGCACGTCTTTCCGCACAATGCCGGTATACACGCTGGTCACGCCCTGCGCTTCGGCCTGCCGTGCTTCAAGGCTGCTGTCAAATGCGACGTAATTTGAAAACTCTGCGCCCTCGCGCCACTCGGTAGAATAGCCGCCCTCGCCGTCAGGCTTTGTCAGTTTGTCCATAATGATGCAGCTGCGCGAAAAATCATCTAAAAGGCTCATAGCTTTCTCCATTTGTTTAGCCGGGACGCAAACACGCCCTGCCAGCCCGTCACAGAGCCGCCAGAATTGCCGTTCGCGCTCGATTTGGTGTAACTATATCCCGCAAAGCTCTCACTTTGAAATGGGCTGTTTGCGGCGTTTTCGTACTGGTCGCGCCAGCTTTTGATTTCTTCGGAAAGCTTTATAAATGCAGGCGGAACACTTAAAGCCCAGATAGCTCCCTCAAATGTTTCGTCCTGCAGATAAACGTTGCCATACTCGTAAACGCCGTTGTTAAAAACGCTGCCAACGATGCGGAAATATTGCCCATAAACAAGAAAAGGCAGCGCAATGCTGCCGTCCTTGACGGTAAAAGTGCCCATATGTACGCCATTCGGCGCAACAAACCAGTTTCTGCACTCTCGCATCAATTCTTCAAGCATTACGCTGCCCCCTTATTACTTTTTGAACTTTGCCAGCACGACTTTGGCTTCGTTAGTCAGCGCCGCAACGTAGAACTCGTCAGCAGTGATCTCGGTGGAGCGGTTACGCGGCTTGCGCTCGGTCTCCACGTTGATATTGCGCTTGCGGTAGATGGTCAGGGCGGGCACATCGTCCTCGGTCTCGCTATCCTCATTCAGCTTAACGATGGGGCAAGCGTAATAGGCGGTAGCAGCAGCCTTGACTTTATCACCGACAACCAGTGCAACAGCGCAATGCGGCTGGATGGTCGCCAGATGCTTTTTGGTAGCGGTTTCAGCGGTAGTGTCAGCGACAATCTCAATGGTGCCGGTGCTGTTGTCCTTCTCATACTCGATGGACGGAACCTTACGGCTTGCGACAACGCGAGTGTTGGCAATCTTGCCGATTTCGCCGGTGACAGCAACGCCAGCCTGATACTTGTCAGCGCTGATAAAGTCGGCATCCTTGCGCAGGGTCGCCATCTGCTTGGGGTTGATGAACATGACCTTGTCGCTGTTGATCTCCTCATTGAACACGTCGATAGCGTCCACAACGCCGCTGTACTTGATAGCGGCAGCAGTGCCGTCATACACCAGCGTAGCGCCCTGCAAGGCTTCCATGCAGTCATTGTCGATTTTGGCAGCGATAGACAGCGCCAGCTGCGCATTAGCTTCGCCAACAGGGTTGCCGTAGCCGGACAGCACTGCTTCATCGGTCAGGCCGACGCCCTTCATGGCCTTCTTGATCTTGTACTTCTTGTCCTTCGTGCTCATCTTGTCGATGTCAACGTCAACGCCCTCTGCAACGTCCTCCGCGTCACCAATGTAACCGTAAGACGGCACAGTAATGGTATCTCCGGGCACGCCAGCAAGGGTGTCATCCATCTTTGCGAAAGGTGCCACGCGGATTTTGTCAGGGATTTTAGCCGAAATCATATCGGCCATGACTTCCGGGTCAATCAGGTCTGCAAGCTTGGTCAAAATAGTATCTGCCATGTGTTAATCTCCTTTGCTGTTTGCAAGCTCGGAATACTGCTCCGGGCTTTCTTTCTTAAGTTTCAGTCGTTCGGCATAGCCCATCTTTTTAAAGGCTTCTGCCGTGATGGAACCATTGCCGCCGTTTCCGGCAGGCGGGTTTGGTGTGTTTGCGCCCTGCGTGCTGGTAGTTACAACAAATTCGCCGTAACCGTCTTTCAAGCTGGTTTCAAACTTTGCAGCGTCTTTCGCCGTGCCGTTTTCGTCTAGCTCCAAAGCATCCAGAAAACCATCCGCCTTTGCCATCTTGGCAACAGTGGCAATCCGTTTGTCGGCGATGCCGATTTTTTTCAGGGCGGTCTCCAACGCCTTTTCTTTGGCAGCGGTAGTCTTTTCGGCGGCCACGCTTGTTTTGTAATCCTCAAAAGCCTTGTGCTCGGATTCATACTTCTCTTTGTAACCGTCATCGCCCTTGCCTTTCAGGTCGTCCAGTTCCTTTTGAACGCCGGGAAGTTTTTCCGCATCAGCTTTATAGCGGTCAACGTCCGCTTTCAAACCGTTTACGGTGTCAGTGTGGGCTTCAATAATGGTGTCTTGCTGCTCTTCGGTCAGCCCCATACCTTTAAGCAGCTTGCGAGTAATAGCCAATGTTTTCGCTCCTTTTCTTCGGTGTCAGTCCTTCGACATTCGCGTTTATATAAAAACAGCGGTTCTTTGCTGTTTTTGCAAAAGGTTTGTAAAAATGTTCTCTTTCAGATAATTTGAAAGGAAACATTTTTTGGGTATAAAAAAGTGGCAGTTGCAAAATTTGCAATTACCATTAATAACAAGAGCCGAGAGGCTTATTCGCCTTTCAGCTCTTGTTTGATGATTCTGTTATACTGCGCGGCATGGTCTGCCACTGCGGGTTTGATATACGGCTTGGCGCGTTGTCCATGAACAAGGTGATAATTTCCCTTATGGTCTTTATACGTCCACGCTGTATGCCTACCGCCTTCGCCTTCATAATAAATGCCAGTACCGCACTCAACATACACGCCGTATTCGCTGTTTGTGCCTACGTAGGCAGCCCGTTCGCCGTTGTCTGCTACTGTATGAGTAATGCTGTTGCGTAGGTTGCCTGTGTCGACGGGGCACAGCTTTTTAGCGTACCCCTCACCAACAAGCCCGCATTTTTCCAGCGCCCGCTGGCAAGCGGATTCCAGCGCTTCCAATACCTCGTCACTGTGGTCTTCAAGTGTGATTTTCATGTGACTATAACAGGTTCTCCGTTTTCACTTTTTGTGCGATCCGAATAATACTCGTTGTACGAATCAATTGCCTTTTTTGGTGCGTCTTTGGTAAGCTTGTAGGAAAAGGAATTCTCATCAAAATAATACCATTTTTCATTTTTCATAAAATACGGCTCTGTTTTCATTTTAGAATGTTCCTTTCTAACCAAACCTGCATAGCCTTGCCGATTTCGTTCGGCGCTCCGAGTTGACTATTCGCAAACGCTTCTGCAAAAAATTCCGCGTAATTTGTTCTTCCATATCGAGAAATATTATCTCCCAATTTGAAGTTTACATTAGCTTCTTTCGCAATGTCAAGTATTTCTGCGCAGCACCTTTTTTCTGTGTCTGCGTGTATCTTATTATACTGCTTAAACATTGCCTTTTGCGTTTTCTTGCTATAGTCAATGGATGCTTTCAGCCTTTCAAGCCCATAATCTTCCATAGCCTTTTTTATGACAGTATTCTGTACCATGTGGCCATATTCATGCGTTACAGTGTATATTGATGCATTTTCCTTCAAAGCTGGCATTATATAGCCGCTTTCTATCTGAGACAAAGTTTCGGCAACATTGCTTTTATAGCTGTTAAAAGCTATGGGACACAAAGACAGATTTTGGTTTGTTGGGTCTGTGACTTTCGCACCTACGTATGCATCTGTCGCTCTGCCGCCTGATACGGAGCATATAGAGCCTGTGGACTTCTTAACAGCACCGAATGTTTGTTCGAGATTATGCAACTGCTTTGTGCAATCAATGGCGAGCCTTTCATCAACATTGCGAACAAAAGAATCCTCAACAAGGTTGAACCCAATATCATTTAGCAGCGCCTCTTTGCAGTCTTGCATTGAATGCAAATTAAGTTCAGCTTTTTCCTTGACTATTGCTTGCTCTTTCTTCCAGCCTGCCCATTCTGCATAGGTCATATCTCCCACAAGCACCCATTGCCCCGTTTCGGGGTCTATGGCGCGTCTTGGGCCGCTTTCGATGCCATCCAGTGCGGGAACAAGCGTGCATCGGCAGTTATACACCAAATAGCCCGGTGCGCTTGCATCCCCGGGGAACATAATCTCATAGCCGTCTACTTCAAACGGCTTGTCATTATCAACTGTCTGGCCGTCCAGCATCGCGTGCGCGTGTCTGGTGCGGTTGTCCAGCGTTGCAAGCCATTGTTTCCGCACGTGTATGCCCATCTTCTCGGCTTCTGTGTATGCGTCCATTCTGCCCGCGTTCTGCGCCCCTGTAACCGCTGTCCGCGCCGTTCTTACAGCGCTTGTGCGGTTCATATCGCGGATGCTCTTTTGCAAGTCATCTGCCAGCCGGTAAATGCTCTTGCCCTGCAAGATGCCGCTTGTCACGTTGGCAGTAATCTGCTGTTTGCCATACGCAAGATCTATACCACGCTTCAGCGCCCTGTCTTTTGGATAATAGGGCATCAAATCCGGCTGTTCCATCGCCAGCCGCTTGACTGTCCGCTCATCAAACAGCGTAAAGTCCGCGCTGCTGCTGACTTGCTCAATGGTATACGCACTATAATTGCGGTTGAGCGTATAAATGCCAGGTGTGGCATCGTTTATATATGCTATTGCAACCTCGTTGGCGTTTGTATACCGCTCGGCCACTTTGTCGCGGAGTGCTATAAAGCGATTTCCGCGTCCAATCTGTGTAAGCCGCCATTGTTTGTATTGCTGCTCTGAAACCGTTCCGTTTTTGACCTTTTCCAGCATATCAGCATCTCGCTTTTTGAATTGCTTGAAATACGCGGTAATGGTTTCGCTCAACTCATCGGCAGCTTGCTTGTATATGCTTGCAATGCGCTTTTCCAGCTCTGCAAGCTGCTTGTCTGTCATTCTGTGCGCATAATCAGCTCTCGGCATCGCCGTTCAGTCCTTCTCCCGGCTGGTTTTGTGGCTCGTTAGGCGGCTGGTTGGTAATTGTACGGTCTAGCTCCTCGGCAGCCTTGCGGCGCATCAAGTCTTCAAACTGGTCTGCGTCGCCGAGAATGGTCAGCAGCTTTTTGGTGATGTATTCATCATCGTAATACTCCGCACCCAGCATCACGGTCTGCGCTTCTTCCTGCTTATTGATAATCTGGTTGCGCGTGTAAGTTGGTTCATCATCAAGCCCAGCAATTGCCAGAATGCCCTTGATGCAGCGCGAAACCCAGCTTTCAAATTTGTCTGTTTTCAGGTCAAGCGGCACATAGCTTGCCTTGATAGCCGTTGCTGTCTGGTTTCCGGCGCTCACGGCAGATGCGTCAAACGCCTGGAAATCCGTGTACAGCTTTTTGGTCAGCATGTCAATTGTCGCTTGTGTGCCCTGAAACGGTGCTTCAATGCTTTGCGGTGTGGCTTTTGCGCCTTCGTCGCCATCTGCATGGGCAACGTGGGTGGTTTTAAGCCGCTCCAAAAACTTTGCATCGTCAATTTCATCCATGCCGCCGCAGTTTGTCAGCACCCAATAGATGAGATTGCCTTCATCCACATTGTTTACCATGTTACTGCTGGCAAGGTCGAGCGCGTCAACGGTGTTTTTCCTGCCGCAAAGTTCGCTTCTTGCTTGTTCGCCGTTCTTCAGCGGGATAATGGGAAATCCGGGATAATTCCCGCCGTCATAAATTTCTGTTCCGTCAATCTCCGAGTACTGCACTTTCAACTTGTACGGCAGTTTCCCGTTTAAACTGCGCACTTCACCGTTGCGCGGCTTGATGTAGTCAGTGTATCCGTCCATCTCGTACAGCGTTGCCCGCAGCGGTTTGTCCGGGTCAATCTGCCAGAACCGAATTCCAGCTTTTAGTGCGCCGTCTTCTTCATCGTATAACGGCACAAACTGCTCCGGCGCGAACACCTGAATATGGTCAAGATTCCAGAATACGAAAGACTGCCCACCAATCAACGCATGGCGGGCAGCATCCATAATATTTTCATCAAACGTAGAGCCAAGAGCCTTTTTTGTGGCCTCACTGTTAAACGCAACGCCGTTGCCCAACAGGTAAGAAACTTCCTGGTCTACAACAAAACCAAAAAACTTGCTGGCAATCTTGTGGTTTGCTGTGTACATATCGGGATGCGCTTTTCCCTCAAGGTCGTACACCATTTTTTCGTAGCGGTTGATTGTGGGATTTTCGCCCCAATAGTACAGCTTTGCGTCCAGCATATCCCGCGTCTTTTTCTGGCCTTTAAAATCGTTGATGGTGTCAAACACAAACCCCATGCGGGAACGTTCATCTTCACCGACCGCCACAAAGTCTTGATATGTTCTGATTTTCCCTCACCGCCTATCTGTAAATGCTTTGATACTTCATTGCCGTATTGTCTCCGGCTTTGTTCGCTGTGCTTTCCATCCCATAACGCACTGCGTCAATGTGATGGTTGTTCAAATCCGGGTATCCCTCTAAGACTTCACCTGTCTTTCCATCCCGCTCATATTCATACTCGCTAAACTCTTTTGCAGTGTCCGGGCAACGTTCTGGGTCAATGACAATAGCTTCCAGCATTTGCAGCCACTTTGTGCCATATCTAACCGATTTCGGTCCTTTGCGGGCAGGGAATGTTTTAACGCCATACTTGTTATAGTCGGCGATGGATTTTGGCTCGGCGCTATCCGCGCATACTTTGTCCTCGCGCGTCAGCCCTCTATCCAAAAGCAGCTGTGCCGTGTCCCTATTGCTGGTTCTACGTCGTGTCAGTTCATCGAAGATGTACAGCGTGCGCCGCGCTGCATCATAGTGCATAGCATTGTATGCCCACGGGTCAGGGTACCAGCCCCAGTCCACGCCGCGCTTGATGCGGTCAAAGCTGGCAATCTGTTCATCGGTTATTTTCTCAATGCGCAGATTTTCAAATGCCGCCGTTCCACTGCCCACGACCTCGCCTAAATACTCATGCCGGTATGCTGTTTCGTTTGTGCGCTCCAAGTATTCAGCATCGGCCAGAAACCGCTCTCCGAGCCATTCCGTAGGCGTTGTTTTGTAGGTGGAATGATGTACCAGCTTGCCTTCGCGGGCTTTCAGGGCGTATCCGTTCGCCCAGTTTCGCGCCATTGCTGGCGGGTTGAAACTCTTGAACGTAATGAACCAGTCACCGCCGCGCAAGCAGGATTGCTCTACGTTTCGGATTTGCTCTTCACCGTCAAACTGGTCAAGCTCTTCAAACCACGCAATTCCGATATACCCGAACGGCATCTTGATCGACTTTACCTTGCCTGGGTCATCCATGCCAAAAAAAAGCACCTTTTGCCCTGTCGGCAAATAGGTGCATTCCATAGGGGAGACTGTGCAACGAAAACGGTCGTGCAAACCAAGCTCATTGATTGCCCAGACAATCTGCGCATAAACGCTTGTGCGCAGTGTGTTGCCGACCTTTCGGAACACTGCTGCGTGGCATTGCGGATGTGCTCTCAGCTGCAAAATGACTTCAACGCCAATGAAACTTGACTTTGTGCTTCCACGTCCGCCTTTTGCCACAAACTCTTGAACTTTACCATCCTCAATGTCCCAGAATGGCTTATAAAATGCTGGCGAAATAATATCCTTGATATGTTTATTCTCTTGGCACATCATAAATAATATTCACCGTTCCCGCGCTCTCTTGCTTCGGCTTGTCATCCCATCCAAAATTTGCCCGCAAACTGAACTGTGCGCCGCCGGAGCCGTCTTTGTCGTATAATCTTTCTTCGGCGTACTGTTCGCAACGTGACTTTGCACGCGTAATCGTGTCAACGAACTCTGGTTTGTTTTGGTAATTCAAAAGCGCCTGCCTTGATGTGAACCCAAGTGCAAGCGCCAATCCTGTCACAGTAGGCGGCTTTTTATCGTCATAGATGATATAGCCGTTTTTATTTCGCATCGGTTCGCCGTTATCGTCTAAAAACGGCGTTCCTTTACAGGCTTCAAAGTAGGCATCAATCTTTTCTTGCATTGCCTTTACGCTTCTGTATTTAGGTGGTGCGCCCACCGGATTTTTTTTTGATGCCACTTTATCACCTCGCTTTACAACACAAAAAGCCCACACAATTTGTGTAGGCTTATATCCCCCCAAACCCCTTTGCGCCGGAGGAAAAGCGCGTTCCCGCCCTACCGGTATATGCTGTGCCGGTCTCACCCGTTGCGGGGAGCAAATCCGCAACGTTTTTTGATTCCCTCTATTTAGTCCCGTTGCGACCTGCCATCGCGCCGCGCTCCTAATCGGCTCGCCCGCTTTGCTTACAGCGTTCAGGTTATCTATCGCGTTTTGCCTGCGCCGGGCTTTCACCGGTGGGAGCGACCCAACCTTTGCCCTCAGCCGGACTTGAACCGGCACACCAAGGCTCTTGCCATTGAGCTACAATGGCATGTGCGGCTTGCCGTTTGCACGACCATTGTCATCATTTGTGATGTATACCGCGCACGCTCACACAGACAGGTTGCGGCCCTGCCCTCTGGTACTGCACATAGGTCTTGCACCTTTGCCGCGCCGTAGCTTGCGGAACGCGGCGCCCTTGCCGTATTGACTTGTCAGGCCAAGTTTGCGGTCGGCTATGCAGCATATAAGATGCCGGTCTTTCCCGGCTGCCAGCTATGAGAATAGGAGAATTGAAATGGTAAAGAAAAGAGATTTTAGCTATGCCGTAGGCTGTCCCGTTCCTACATCATCCAGCATATCTATAATAGCAGGTTAAAAGTGAACTGGAGTGCACAGATTTTCAATTGCAGCGCGGTGTAATTTTTTTGCCCATCGCTCGGAAATATTTAGATTTATAGCAATCTTCCACCAATACGGTGTGCCGACAATATACCGCTCCCGCAAAACGTCCCGCTGCATTTGGTCTTGCACAGAGTTTATTGCGGTTTCAATTTCTTCCCTTTGCATCTCGGTGTCAATAATCTGCTTGTATAAAGCTTCTTGGCGCTCCATGATTCTGCAAACGGCATCCTCGATTTTATTTTTACCGCCAGCAGACACCACAACGGGGGATAATGCTTTAGTTGTCGCTGCTGCTCGTTCACGTTCGCTCTGTATCTGCTGGCGCAGCTGTCGTTCATGATTCCTGCTGCGTTGGTATCTCCACATCCACGTTTTCTTTTGGTTGAATTCTTCTCGAGTCATTGTTTCTCCTTTCTTCCAGTTTCATGCAGCGCGGCAGCGTGCAAATATTGCCATTCTTCCACTCGCATGTCGCGCAAAGATGTTTGCGGGCGTATTCGTCAACTAGTTGCTGTTTTGTCATGGGGTCACCTCCGGGTGGGGTTGGGGAGCGGTAGTCTGTCTTTAACGCTTATCCATTCACTCATTTGCGGTCGCATTGGTTCTTTCGGCTGGCTTTCGCCAGGAATCGGGCATCCTATTGTTGTTTTCATTCCGATGCCTCCTCGTTCTGCATAACTTGTTTAATTCAAGTAAGATGTTCTCCGTTGTATATAACCAGCATCGACGGAAAAGGCGCCGGAGGATACCTGTTCCCGTCCTCGTCCTCAAAACGCAACCTTCCACGAAGAAAACGTATTTCAGCTTTTCCGTACACGTAATCGTGAAAATACGACGTATCCGTTCTTGCAGGTATCAATAGAACTATTCTTGTTCCGTTAAGCGCTTCTTCGTAGGCTTTGCGCACCCATAGACCAAGTGTTCTGCCGTATGGCGGATTGCAAAACACGCTGCTCTCCCCAACGCTCCACGGCATTTTCAGCCCATCGGTTTGCGGGGTGTAAAACTTATTGCACTTTGCGCTTTTCTCTGTTGCCGCAGCGTCCAGTGCAAAATGGAATTCCTCGTTCAGCTTATCAAAAAAATCCTGTGGTGTACAGTAATCCATCTTTTTGCTGCTTAAAAGTGCGCTGTTCATTTTATGTCCCTTTCAGTCATTCGCGCTCACCATCTTTGCGCCGCATTCCGGGCAAAAATTATAAGCAGCAAAAGAAATTGCATTACAGGCTGAACATACAACATTTGCGCTCCCGCCGCCATCGCTTATCCAATGCGCCGTAGGCCGCAGGGATTCTGGGTCGATGGTTGGTATTTCGTCAATTGCCTTCTGGAAAGCTTTATATTCAGACGGATACAATTCTATTTCAGCCCTGTTAAGCGCTTCAATCGTCTCGTTTGCGTCGATCAACCGCACCGGTTCTTTCGTCTGGCTTGCGCCAGGGTTATTTGACAATTCCTGCAACTCGTTCAGATCTTCAAGCACACATGTAATGCCGCATGTGTCGCAATCTTTTGTTGTATCAGTACACATGCCGCAGGCATCGCTGTATTTCGTAATTTTATCGCGGATTGCTTCTTGTAGTTGTGTCATTCTGATACCTCATGCGCCGTAGGGCGCAGGGATTCCGGGTCGATGGTAGGCATGATATCAATTTCGTAAACTACGACCGCATCAAACTCGCCGCATTCCGGCGCGTCGGGAAAACCCACCTTCACAGTGCGTTTCTTTAATTCATCTGCATCAATCAGCCGCATTGGTATGCCTTTCTTTCCATTTTCAACGCTTCTTCGCGCAATTCTCCAAAGCCGTATTCATCATCCCATCTCATACGGGAAACAATCGTGTCGCAAGTCTCACACAGGTAGTATGATTCCACTGTGCCGCCATCCGCGCTTGCGGCAGAAATCATTTTTACGGGCGGTTCAAATTCACGGCCACAGCCAAAACAGATATGCGGTTTTCTGGTCGTGACATATTTATGTCTTAAAATGGTGCTCATTCTGCTACCTCTTCTACATATGCCATGTTCTTGCGCAGATTGAGCAATTTCGGATTGAGAATACAAGCCGGGGCAACAGCGCCGCAGTTGCACGCACCGTAGTTGTACAGCAGACCACCCGCGTTCACAGTGCGAACGATGCTCGATCCCCCCGCGTCGGAATCCTTATCACCACAGCCCCAAGGCGTGGCAGTCCAAATCAATCTGTCGTAGTGTGGGATGTAGTCACGGTACTTGCGGTACTCGTCACAGGTGATAAGGAACACTTTGTCATTAACCGTGCCGTAAGACCGATCTCCGTTGTCTGCCACAAGGTCAACTTCGTGGATGAGTAGGTTTTCTCTGCCAAGCGCAGGAACCATATTAAGTAGAAGTTCTTCGCGCACATTGCTAGTTCTGTAGTTATTCCAATTCCCATTTTCGTCCGTGTTTTCTTTGCCGGGGCAGAACTTTACATCTTTTGCCCACGGCGTTGCCATAATAGCCAGCACGCCGCCGTCAGGGTGGTTCGAATCAAGACAGACCCACTCAAAATTTTTGAACATGAAGTGTTCTCCGGGGCGCAGGGTTGTGATGTTAGTCATTGTCGGTTACCTCCGTTCTGTGATTCCACAACTCAATCGCGTCCTGTTCGTTTTTTGTGAGGACAGTTCCGGTGCTACAGTAGTTGCACAGCACTGTATACCTGCCTTCATAGCTTACATATAACCCGGCTGTAGAACCACAGAACGGACAAGGCTTGAGTTCGATATCATCATCATCAATAAACGTTACCATTGTCGGTTACCTCCGCAAGCCAGTAAGTCCTTTTGCATTCGCCACAATTCCTATCGCCGCAGCATTTTCGCATTTCTTTTTCGATGCTGCATGGCGATATATCTATAACATCTCGACAAAGGTCGGCATCAGGGAACATCTTCAAAAACTTATTTTGGCGGGTCTTGACGGGGTGGTCTTTTGCCCATTGCTCAACTTTTGAAATCGTTTCTTCAATGCTTTCATCTGAAGCTCCGTAGATCCTAGCCATGAGCATTACCATGCATGTGTTATTTTTACAAACAGGGCATCCATCGCAGCCTTGATTTTTGCATAACCTTTTTACCGTCTTGAAAAATTCAACTGCGTCCATCACAATTCCTCCAATCTCAAAATTTCATCCCATGTGATTTTGTCATACCCGCGCTGCACATACTGGCCGTAGGAGATGTCCAGCGCGGCGGCTTCTCTTACGCATTGTTCAATAGATTTGATGCGTGGTTTCAGTGCTGCCTTTTTATCCGGCTTCTTTTCCTGCATGGCGGAAATAGCGCCTTGCTGCTGCGCTTTCTTTTTTTCGTAGTTCAGCTTTGCCTTTTGCCTTGCTTTTTCTTTTATGCAAGCATCGCAAAACCGCTTGCAGGGCTGCACGTCCCACATCATCTTGCCGCATTTCTCGCAGAATTTAGAGACTGTCATAGCGGCTCCTCCGTCTTTTTGGCATCAATGCCAATGCCCTGTAGTGTTACCTGTGCCCAAAGGTCTGCAAGCTGGTCGTTGCGGTACTCATTGTATTTGTCGGCCACCGGCCCTGTCATGTAATTCTGGATTTTAACCAACGTCCGGCGGGATAAGCCTGCCTGATAACAGGCCAGCAAGCAAAGATATGTTGCCCTCGTGGCAATGTCGCTGCGTTCTTTCATTACCGCTTCATAGGCGCGGGATTGAATGTCCTTGATTTTTTCTTCGGCATATTCGTCAACGGCTTTCTGCAATGCCGGGGTAGGGTGTAGTCTTGCTTTCACGTCTTTCAACTCTTTCCTGTTTTATATAATCCGTATTTTCTGACATCGCGGCGGATCTTAATTCCGCGCTCTGCATCTGCTGCGTCCGCTGCGGCATCTGCAAGCCGCTGTGCGCGGATTTTCTCAAATATGGCCGCATACTCGCCGTAGCGATTGCAAGCGCTGTGGCAGTGCGCATGGCGGTCTGGACAGTCTTTACAGGGGCTGGTCATCGTCCGACATCTCCTCGATAAAAATTTCTGTGCGTGGATTGGCTTTGTCGTACAGTACGCGGGAGCCGTCCACGCTGGCAATGATGGTGTTATTGTCGTCTGCAAGGATTTTGGCGGATACAAGCGTGTCATGGCAGGCTTCGAGCAAGTTCGTCAGATCTACGCGGCGGCGGGTTGGCATGTAGAACACCGCAGCAACGCGATAGCGTCCCGCCAGCGGGGCTTTCGGCTTTGGGGTGAGATACCACATCGCGGCCTGTTCGTACTTCTTGTACTGCCTGCTGGGGGCGATGAACGGCTTGCCGGTGCGGTGGTTGGTAAGTATCTGCTGGGAGTTCTTCTTGGTAATAGGGGGCAGGTAGATAATGTATTTTTGGATCATGTAAAGTCCTCCATGCTCATCTGTCCTGGCAGTACATCTTCTTCCATCCACCAGCGGAACACATCTTGCCCTGTACCGCCCTTCATCCAGTTTCCGTCCAGCTTTCCGCGCGCTCTGCGCTCATCAAGCATCCTGTCAAAGGCTTGTATGTAGAGCTTCTCGTAAGCAGGCCAGCGTCGGAACTCCGCATATCGTTTACTTTTCTTTGCGAGTGGGCATCCGATACACCCCACACGATTCAGCCCACATTCATACAACGGGTTTACAGGCACCTTTGCATCCTGCAAAAAGCTCCATACCTGATTATCCGTCCAGTCCACAACGGGGTTTACTACGCGCTTTGCGGCCACCTTGCACCCCTCAAAGATTTTGCTCGGCTCCTGTTCTTCGCCTTTCAAAACGATTTTGTTCTCTTTGTTCCGGGTGTACGCTTCAAAAACGCCTCTGTCTCGCTTTCTTCGGTTGCTTTCCGCCCACCGAACGCCAGTCGTGATAAATCGCCCGTTTCCGCCCTGTTCTTTAAGCACGGCGCAGCAGTACCGCACGATTCGTGTCGGCGGCATCAGCTTTTGAGGGATTAAACTCCACATGCTTGTGCGCTTGCCCTTATAAACGGGGTAGTTGATGGTGCATTTCACGCCCAGATTTTCAAGTCTGGCAAATTCCTGCCGTACAAACCGCACTGTCTCCGGCGCATCCGCTGTTGTGTGGTTGTGCTGTACCTCAAATGGAATGCCCCCTCTCAGTGCAAGCTCTACGCATACGCTGCTGTCCTTGCCGCCGCTGGTCGTTACCACAAGCGGCGTGCCGTAATACTTCAGCGCCATGTCGCTTGCCGCTTTCAACCGCCCGATAGCTATCTTCTCCGGGTCGCCGCTTGTCGGCAGGGTCACAATGCCCCAATCTTCTTTGCTCACGGTACAATCTCCTTTACTTTCGCGTAGTACTTCTCGCTGTACCAGATGTCCGGCAGGCGCGGGTTTTGGGTAAAACCTGCCTTTTGCAGCTCCTTTTCGGCTTCCGTCTGCGTATGGTAGTTGCCAGAGGAATGTCGGACATCGCCGGTAGAGCGGGAGTATACGATAATCTCAAAACGGGTCATGCTCTTTCATTCTCTCTGCCATTTCGGCGTAAATCTTGTATATGATGAACAATTGAGCGGCAGAACCTATAAATTCCTGTGCTTCATTCAAAAATTCAAGTGCTTTATTGTAAGCTACTGTGCTGAATCTTTCGCAAAACTCTTTATCGGTAAATTTATCGTGCATGTTTTTCTACCTCGCAAAACATATGAAACGGTTTACAGTTTGATGTACCCCTCGTTGCCCATTTTCTATTCCTCCAAGTAATACTCGGCAAATGTGACGTTCTCTCCGTAGCGGTTTTTTGATTTTCCTTGCCGCTTACGGATGGGGATGCCTTGTTTTTTCAGATCGTTGATGCGGCTGGCAAGGCGGTAGATGCCGTACTCGCTTATGGCCTGAGCAGCGGTCAAGCTGCCGCCGCTCTCTAAGTGGCGAAGGATTCTGTCACATTGTGTCACGGTGCATCACCTGCCTTTCTTTCAAAAATTAAAAGGGAGGTCGCCCTCGTCATCGTCAATAGGGGCGTAGTCTGCATAGGGTTCGCCCTGCGTGCGCTGTGAGGGGGCTGCGGGGCGCTGTGCGGCGTTCTGCGGGGCGGTGCTGGTACTTTCCTTACTTCCGCAGAAATTCACGTTATTTGCCACGATTTCAACGGCTATGCGGTTCTGTCCGTTCTTGTCCTGATACTGGCGGCTCTGCAAGCGTCCATCAACAGCAATCATAGAACCTTTCTGGAAATACTTGTAGATAAACTCTGCGGTCTTTTCCCATGCGGTGCAGGGAATCCAGTCTGTCTGGCTGTTGCCGTTGGCATCTTTTCGGCCCCGGTCGCAAGCGATGCGGAAGGTGCAGACTCTCTTGCCGGTAGTGGTCTGGCGCATTTCGGGGTCGGCCGCAAGGCGGCCTTGAATTGCAATTACATTCAGCATAATTTACCTCCCTGAAGGCAATGCCTTCCTGTATTCTTCTGGTGCGGCGCTGCCAAGTTGGCGTACGCCTGTTAAAAACCATCCCGGCAAAGGGATGCCGAGCTCCGTGTAGCGAACCCATGCAAGGCGCATACTCCAATTCAATTTCGGATTGTACACGGCGTGTCTGGCCGCTTCGGCCCTCACCATTTTCACTGATGGAGGAAAGTCGCACTTGCGAGAAAGCTCTACAATGGCGCGTTCTGCTGCCTTGTAGGGGATGTCCTGCAAGGATGTTGCCCACGCTGAAACCATTGCTTCTGTGTTGGTATTGCGGTTAATATTCGGCCAGTAGGTTGTTGCCACTGCCAAAAGTGCTGCCGTCTGCTGCTTGTCCACCGGGTACACCTCCTTTTGCCATTTCCAGAAATTCTTCCTGTGCGGTCTTTCTGCGCGGTGCGCGTGTCTGCGTTGGCTGCGCTCTGCGTTCCGCTTCTGCTGTCAAATAGGCATCGCGGGTGCGGATGTTCCGCTTGATGCAGTTGGAAATAATCGCAGCAATGTATTTCCAACTGGGCTTATTGCACAAGCAGGCCTGTCGGATTGCCTCACAGATAAGGTCTGGCTCCACCTCCTGCAGTTGTGCGCGGATTTCATCAAACACAGCGCGGTTGATGGCGCCGATGTTCTGCTCATAGAAGGCAATGCAGCGCTTGAGGGCTTCATCTGCTTCCGGCTCCTCGCGCGCGCCCGCGTTGGTGGTGGTGGTAGTTATATTTTCTGTTTTCTGTTTTCTGTTTACTATGTGAGGTTTTGTTGGGTTATTTTGGGTTTCGTTGGGTTTCTCTGGGTTTTGTTGGGTTTCGTTGGCTTTTTTTGGGCGTCCACCTTTTGAGCCGTTAGACTGTTGTTTTTCGTTGTACGCCTTATCCTTGTCGATTGATTCTTTCAATACCGGCCAAAGAATCCGTTCGCTCCCGGTGAACTGTGGCTCTGTTCCGTGAAACGCATATTCCTGCGCTCCAAGTATCAGACGCCCTACTTCAACGGCACCGAGTACACCAAAGTATTTCTCAAACTCTGCCCATAATTTGATGTATGCTAATTCGGCCATCTTTCAACCGCCCTTATAAGTAGTTCTTGTAAAAGCGTTTTCGGAAATCTTGCACTGTCCAGCCGTAGTGCTGCATAGCAATGTGCTGGGCAAGTGCATGATACTCGGCTTGCAGCTGCCCGCTGCCGTGAATCTCTGCATGGCAGGTGGGGCAGACATTGACCCAGAGACCGTATTGTTTGGATTTGGAGCGGAGCGGCCCGCCGAAGATTTCGTGACGGGCGGTGTCTTTATACTTGTCACAGTTGTAGCACTTAAAACTTTTTAACGGCATGATGCTGGGTGCATAGCCGTTGCTGTCCAGCTTTGTGCCGTATTCATTGTGCGTTGGATGGCGCATCATCGGTCAGTCCTTTCAGTTTGAAGATTTCTTCCGGGGTCATGGTGGGTATGCCCTGCTGTTGGCATTCCTGCACAATCAGCTCAATCAGGCGGTGCATCTGGGATGTATCAAACACGCTGGAACCGTACCAGCATTGCAGGGTGTAGAACGCGCCCTGCGGGGTTGCCATTTCGTCCAACTTATGCACCTGCCAGCCATCGCCTTTTGCTTCCCATCCGACCTTAAACGCCTTAGCGGCGGGGGCTGAAATGGTGATAATAGCAGAGCTGCCGCCAATGTCGCGTATCAAATCGCGGTAGATGTCCAGTACAGAGCGGTTGATTTTGGCGGCAAGCTGATTCATGAGCGTCCAAGCATAAGCGTTGGCAGACAGGCTGCGCTTTTGCGTGGCCGTGCCGATGATGGCGGCAAGGGGCTTGTTTTCGTCGATGACAGCGCGGACTTTATCGCAATCAGCCGGGGAACATTCCAGCGTGATTGTGTTGCCGATAACAACGGCCTGTTTGATGGAGATTTGTTGCTTCATTTTTCCTGAGCCTCTTTTATCCATCCATTTACAAGGTTCATACTGCTATTCCAATCAACAATCGAAAAATCCTTTGAACTCTTATCGCCGCAATACTTTTGCAGTTCAATCCACACATCACGTTCTTGCTTTCTGGTTAAGACGCAGTAATTTCGTACAGCATTTACGCAACCGTTTTTGGCGCAGCTGATTGCACGCTGAATCTCGACAGTTTTTTCTTTTTCTTGGCGTTCAATCTTCTTTTTGGACGCTTCTTGTTCCTTCTGGTAGGTGTCCGCATCCTTTGCATCATCTATGCAAAAAAGACCATTGAGAGCATATTTTCTGGCATAACTCGATGCTGTGCCGGTGATTTGACTTTCGTCCATTCCTTTTTTGGTTTCAGATTCCCGCGCGAAGGCAGTTGTGAATACCGATTCTCCTGCAAAATCTTGAAGCCGTGCCGTTGCTTTAACGTAGAATCTGTCGCCAATCTGAACAATTTCATCGAAAACCGTAAGCAAACACCCGTGTTTATTGCATATAGGCTTTGCGGATTCCAAAATATCCTCCGCATTGCGGTATGAGTAATTTCCAAAGGTGTTCTTTCTTCCTTTGGGAACTTTGAGTTCAACTTGTATCTGTGAGAGCGATTCAAAAATGCTCATATCAAACTTCCTCTCCTTCCTGGTCTGGTGTGGTCAGGTGGATGCGGTAGCACTCCGGCGGGCAAATATGCTCAAGCGGAACGGCACGAATGACGGGTACTTCTACGCGGATGCCGTTGGCGCGGGTGTAATTGGACATGTAGCGGCGGCGGGCGCTTGCGTGCAGGCGGGCACCGTAAAATGCGGCAATCGCCCGCAAGTCTTTGTTGTAATAAGCGCCGACAACGCCGTTTGTGACAGTGAAAAATCGTGCGTCAGGCTTTTGTACCGTCTTTGCAGCGGTAAGCATGACTTGAAGCTGTTCAAAAAGGTTCATTATCTATTTTCCTCCATGCAGGCAGGTTCTTCCCAAGCGTTTACCTGGTCGATGCAGTTGTCACAACCTAAAATTTCGCTTTTTTGGCGGTAAATATAGGTACACTCTTTGTGGCAAATAGGGCAGACCGGAAATTTTTCTTTAGGCGGGTAGGGGTTGTCTTGGTGGCCCCAAAAGCTGGTCATTCGGACACCTCCACAATGTCGCCGTTTTTCAGCTTGTACCAAGTGTCAGGCTTGATGTTTTTACCGTCAACGACAAAGGCTTTCCACTTTTTAATGCCGTAATCCTCATCATTCTCCACAGCAATCACAAGGATGGCACCCATGCCGCCTTTAATTTTTACGTTTTCGCCGCGAACAAGCCCGCAACCATTTTCACCGACAGAAACGGAGCCGCGCGAAGTAGCCGCGCCGGAATCGCCAGCCGTAGCCGCGCCGTGCTTGCCAGCCGTAGCCGCGCCGAAATTGCCAGCCGTAGCCGCGCCGAAATTGCCAGCCGTAGCCGCGCCAGAAAAGCCAGCCGTAGCCGCGCCGG